CGGAAGAAGCTGCTAACTCCCGCAACCCCTTCTCTGAAGGATTGGTGCGGTACTATCCCCTCTTTCTAAGAGGACAGATCTCAGATGAAATGAAGCGCTCATTCTCAAGCATCACCTAAACCTGAAGACTGTCACGTTGAATCACGTGAAGTATCAAAATTTAAGCAAGCTGTAATCAGCACTCAACCTAAAATATTTATGAATAAACTCATGTACAAAATTGTTTTACAACTTTGTAAACAGGTCTATCCCAATATTAAAGTTGGTATCCTTTTGGGTCCATATTTTAAATTGTTAACCAAGATGATTAAGACCCAAGGTCTTGTTCATACAGTTAAATTGTTAAAAGGAATGAGGTTGCATGTGACGAGAGTCATGTGCGGCCAACCCCTTAAAACAAACAATTTAATGATAGGACTTAATAAAGAAACTCACTGACCAAAAGCTCTTGATTTCCTTTATCCCCTCTTTAAAGGGGGAAGTATTGAAGAATTAAAATTCCTCCATACTATTTTAATTTTAAGCAGAACGTTAGTTCCGCTCAAAAAGAAAGATAAAGAAAAAATCAAACCAGATTACTTATCAATCATAAAACCAGGGAATATGACAAAAGTCATACCCTCAGGTTTTATAAATAAATTTGTATCAGATTTTAATCTGAAAGCAAAATTACCTCCCTTTAGCCTGAAAGATATATATCTTTCGACAAAGGCTGGACCAGGTGGTCCAACGAGTTTGACTGCTCAGAATTCTATACTTTCGTATAGTTATAATGACATCCAAAACGTTTGAGGCTTGACTGATAGTAATGGGGTTGAATTCTTTTCAAAACAGTACGGTTATATGTGAACAAAAGCCCACCAACAGATTAAATCTATTGGTAAACTTAGTTTCATATACGATCCTGAGTGTAAGTTAAGAATAGTTGCTATAGTAGATTACTATACACAACTATTTCTTAAACCTATACATGACCAGTTAATGAATAAACTTCATAACTTTTCCTGTGATAGGACCTTTACTCAAAATCCAACGCACTGTTGGGAAGAGAATGATCAAAGCTTTTGATCTCTTGATCTATCCTCTGCAACAGATAGATTCCCTATAAGTCTTCAAAAAAGACTTTTAGAAAGAATCTTCTCTGCAGAATTGGCGGATAGATGACACCTAACCTTATCAACTCGGAAGTTTAAAACACCCGAGGGTGGACAGCTGAGTTACTCAGTTGGCCAACCCATGGGTGCTTACTCTTCTTGAGTTGCCTTTACCCTATGCCACCATATGCTTGTACACTGATGTGCACATTTATGTGGTATAAGCAATTTCTCGCAATATATAATTCTTGGTGACGATATTGTTATTAAAAACGATAAAGTCGCTAGAATGTATATAAAGTGATGCAATCGCCTTGGTATAGAGATATCTCCTCACAAGACACATGTATCAAAAGATACATATGAATTTGCAAAGAGATGGTTCAAAGGAGGTAGGGAGATAACAGGGCTTCCAACTAGAGGGATTATTTGAAATATCAAAAATCCTTTCATAGTTGCCAGTGTTCTCTATGACTATTTTAAGGTCAAAGGAAACAGCTGAGTCTGTAAAGATTTAGTTTCTGTTATTGCCTCACTCTACTCTGGTCTAAAAATTAATGGAAAATATTATTCCTTTAATTTGAAAACCAAGAAAAGAGTTAGTATGTTCATCAAATCCTTGGATATAGCATTTGGATATGCAACACCTGACATGCTTAGAAGCATGTTGGTTGAAAACATAACAAATGAACTATATCTGACTCCAAACCAATCATTAATCCATTCAGAAATAGAACGGGTGATGGGAGATGGATTAGGATTACTTGCTGGAAATAACCTTAAGAAGTTGAATTCATTGTTTGATACTTTGAAGACAAAGAGTAAAATCTTTGAACTTAAAGATCTTAATGAACTTAACTCTTATGTTATATTCCAGGGTATAGTGAACTACATAGACAATTTTAAAGATACTGTCAGAAGGTGGGATTGTGAAAATCTCAACATCCGGCAATGCTCTAAAGAATTGTTATTGTTAAATATAGAATCATTCTTCGATAAGGACAGGAACAAAATCCTGGAACTTATGAATATGGGTAAAATATTTAGCAAAGGAATAAGTAATATAAACCAAAATGAGGAGATAATGTATGGTTCTGCAACAGCAGAGTCTACATTTACTTCTTCACGAGATTTATACAAGCTTATACCAACTATGTTACCAGCTCTTAATACTATAGAAGAAATTAAGCTGGGCATCTACAAAGAACCTGTAACGGTTTCTTATGAAGATGCTTACGCTAATTTCTGAAAATAGCGGGATAGAGTTTACAAAGAC